AAAGAATCTGCGGATGAGCCACCAAAATCTGGTGGACCTGACCATAACTACACTCATCACGTATTTGATTATACTGGTGAACATGGTGAGGAAGAACATCATGATATGAAAGCTGCTGCTAAAGAAAGAAATGTAAAAGTAAGCACAGTTCGTGGACAAAAATATGCTATGTACGGTGGGAAACATATTACGCTTAGAGGCAAAAAAGCTGACGTAAAACACGTAATGGATAATCACATTGGTCCAATGGATGACGACAGAATGTTTAAACATGAAAGTGTTAATGAATCAACTATGTCTGTAAGCATTGACCATATGGGCGGGGATGATCCAGTAGCTAAAAAGCATGGCATTACTTTGACAAAGGTGCGTGGATACGATCACACCGCTACAGGCAAAAAGAAAGACCTTCAAAAGTATTTAAACCACCATTACGATGACCATGAAGATGCAAAGTCAATTCATCCAGAAGTTTATAAAGAAAGCATTGATGAAGCTAAAAAAGAAAAGGGTAAGCCATTAACTGTTAAGCAAATGCGTCGTGCTCTAGCTTCAGTAAAGGCTGCTCCAAAGGATAAAGTATCTTTGAAAAAAGCGCCATTTGATATTCCAGAGGCAGTAAGTTTAGAAGAGGCAGTAAAGTTTAATGCATCAAATCTATCATTGGATAGTGGAGAAAAGGTTAAGATCTCACGCCAAGATGCTCAGCTACTTACACAGTTTTTTAAAGATCTAAATGCCCGCAATTCAAGAGAAATGCGTAAGGTACTTATGAAAGATAAAGCAGGATTTAAAGAAATTCTAGGATTCGCAAGAGAGGCTTTATAATGCCAAGTATTATTAAAGTAAAAGGTTCCGCTGTAGACGTAACAACAGCAAGCACTGTAAGCTCAGCAACGCTGGTTCGTTGCTTTGCTGCAAGCGCAGCTACAGTTACAGTTGCAGATTCTGACACAAACACTTTGGGCACATTTAAAATGCCAGCAAATAGTGTTGAATATTTAGAAAAATCAGCATCTGATACGATTGCATCATCTGCAACTTTATCTTGCACACCTGTTGCATATAAAGCATAGGAATTTAAAATAATTATAAATATAAAGAACAAATGAGGACAGGTAGATGAAATTAATTACAGAAATTCAAGAAGCGTCATATAGCACTACTTTAGATGAAGCGACTGGTAAAAAATCGCATTTCATTGAAGGTATCTTTATGCAAGGTGACGTTAAGAATCGTAATGGACGTATCTACCCATCTGCTGTTTTACAAAAAGAAATGACTCGCTATCAAAAAGATTATATTGATACTAAGCGCGCAATTGGCGAACTCGGTCATCCAGAAGGTCCAACCATTAATGGAGACAGAGTTTCTCACCTTATCACTGAAATGAAACAAGATGGTTCTAATTTTATTGGTAAGGCAAAAATTCTTGGTACTCCTATGGGAGAAATTGTCAAGAATTTGCTTGACGAAGGAATTACTATTGGGGTTTCAACTCGAGGCCTTGGTTCAGTAAAACCTACAAAGGAAGGCATCATGGAAGTACAAGATGATTTCCACCTTGCAACTGTTGATATTGTTACAGATCCTTCTGGGCCTGATTGCTTTGTTAAGGGTATGATGGAAAACGTTGAATTTTATTACGATATTGCTACTAGCTCCTGGTTGCCAGCTGCGCAACAAGAAGAAGCTATTCAAGTTGTAGAAGAAATTCAAAAGGAAGTGAGAAGACATTATAAGCGAACAGTCCACCAGATTGATGAAGGCGTAGCCGCTGCAGCGTTTACCAAATTTATCAATTCAATTAGAAATTAAAGTTTGTATAAATATCGTAATAGAATAACTTACTAATAGAGGAGTACCACTATGTCAGAACAAATCGAAGAAAAGTTCGTAGCTGATGACGGCGTCTCAACTGTTGAAGACCCAGTAACACCACAAGGTGGAGCAGTCAAAAAGAAGCCAGCAGACGTTAAAAAATCAGTTGATCCAAAAGCGGATAAAATTGACACACCAACACCAGGCCAAGAAAAAGCCGGTGAAAAGGTTCCAACTGCAGAAGATGTAGAAGTAACTGAAGAAATCATCGAAGAGGAAGTAATCTCTATCGAAGAATCAGTTGCTCAAATGTTCGAAGGCATGGATCTTTCAGAAGAATTTAAAAACAAAGCGACATTGGTTTTTGAAGCCGCAGTAAATGCATCTGCAAATGAAAAAGCCGTTGTAATTGCTGAAGAAAAAATTGCTGAACTTACAGAAGAAATGAATGAATCTATTCAGTCTACTGTAGAGACAATGGTTGAAAATCTTGATTCATATCTAGACTACGTTGTAGAAGAGTGGATGCAAGAAAATGAACTAGCAATTGAATCAGGCATTAAAGTAGAAATGGCTGAATCTCTAATGGACGGTCTACGTGGACTATTCGAAGAGCACAACATTGAAGTTGACGAAGATACAGTTGACGTTGTTGCTGAGCTCGAAGAAGAACTCGACGAGATCAAAGAATTTGCAAATGAGCGCATTAATGAAAATGTCGAGCTTGCAAAAGAAATTGCTGCATATCGTGCGGCACAGGTCTTTGATGAAATGTCTGAAGGCATGACAATGACACAACGCGAACGCCTTAAGTCACTTTCAGAAAAGCTAGACTTCGCAAATATTGATGAGTACACTGCAAACTTGGAAACATTGAAAGAATCATTCTTCAATGAAGACAAGCCAGTTGTAAATGAAGAAGTTGAGGAAGATGAGATCTTGACTGAGGAAGAAGCTCCAAAAGCTCCGGTCTCTGATTATGCTTCAGTCAATGCTCTCGTAGAGGCTCTGAACGCGAAAAAATAACCCTTTGAAAACAGTAATTATATAAATAAAAACAGTAAACCCAAACAAGGAGATAGAACCAAATGTCACAGACAAACTATCAAGCTCTTGTCGAAAAGTGGGGCCCAATTCTTGAGCACGACTCTTTCTCGACAATTGAAGACAATCACAAGAAAGCCGTAACAGCGACTATTCTTGAAAACACAGAAAAGGCACTTATGGAGTCTGGTGATCTATCAGCAAACATGAGCTCGCTTTTGATGGAAAGCCCAACAAACGACGCCGGTACTGGTGGATTTGGTTCGGCTTCAACAGCAACTGGTCCAACAGCTGGTTATGACCCAGTATTGATCAGCCTAGTACGTCGCGCAATGCCAAACTTGATTGCGTATGACATTGCTGGCGTTCAGCCAATGACAGGCCCAACAGGCTTGATCTTTGCAATGCGTTCTAAGTACACCAACCAAGCAGGTGCTGAAGCGTTCTATAACGAAGCAGACACTACATTTGCTGGTGCAGGTACTGACACAGGCGACATTCCAGTTGCAGATTCAGCGAACACAACATTGTTCTCAACTGGTACTGGTATGGATACAGGTACTGCAGAAGATCTTGGCGACGGTACAACAATGGCAGAAATGGCGTTCTCAATCGAGAAAGTTACAGTGTCAGCGAAGTCAAGAGCGTTGAAAGCAGAATATACAACTGAATTGGCGCAAGACCTACGTGCAGTACACGGTCTAGACGCTGAAACAGAATTGGCAAACATTCTGCAGTCAGAAATCTTGACTGAAATCAACCGCGAACTAGTTCGTCAAATCTATCAAACAGCGAAAAAAGGTGCTGCAGGCACAGCATCTGCTGGTACTTTCGATCTAGACGTTGACGCAAACGGTCGCTGGTCAGTTGAAAAGTTCAAAGGACTTATGTTCCAAATTGAACAAGAAGCGAACGCGATTGCAAAAGGTACACGTAGAGGGAAAGGTAACATCGTTATCTGTTCTTCAGACGTTGCTTCTGCTCTACAGATGGCCGGTGTACTAGATTACGCTCCAGCGCTTAACTCAAACGCACTAAACGTTGACGACACAGGCAACACATTTGCTGGTGTACTAAACGGTCGTTACCGCGTATATGTTGATCCATATTCAACAGGTAACTACATGACAGTGGGTTATAAAGGTTCTTCTGCATTCGATGCAGGCCTATTCTACTGCCCATACGTACCGCTACAAATGGTACGTGCAATTGGGGAAAACACATTCCAGCCAAAAATCGGGTTCAAAACTCGTTACGGCATGGTTGCTAACCCATTTGCTCGCGGCGGCGCGGCTGCTAACGATGGTTCGCTAGTTGCAAATACTAACGAATACTACCGTACAGTACGTGTAACCAACTTGTTCTAATAACAAGAAGCCGGGTTAACCGGACGTTAACTGGGAGGTCTTCGGGCCTCCCTTTTTTTATTCCATATCTTTACGCCATTTGCAGTATCCGTTTTTCCATCCTACTTCATAGCCGACCCAGGCCATAACAAATCCAAAGAATGGAAAAAACAACATACCATACAAGCCGTATGCAAATATGATAGCTGCTGCATAATCATACCAACGTATCATTTATTGATTTCTGTTACTGCGATAATATAAAAGCCAATTATAATTATGGCTAAGATACTAATTGCTGTTGCTACTTCACCCATTTTAACGCTCCGCTAATGGTGTTATGCTTTGGCTATCGTGATAATCGCCGCTTTGATAATAATCGCGATATGCAGTTTCTTTAACCATCGTACCATTTTTCATACGATAGGTTACAATCTCACGTCGTATCACACCATCTGTATCGGCGTCAAACGCTGCTTTAAACGGTCCATCAGTCATTGTTAAAATCCTTTAGCATAATGTTAATTTCATCTACTGTATTTCCTAAAGATTCAAGCTGAACTTTAGTAGAATATAGGCTTACTATAGAATATACTAAAGCTACACCTAAGACAAAAATCATAATTTTATCAAGCATTATGAGCTCTCAATCTGACGCTCAGGCGGCGCCATAATCGCTTCAGCAAATTCCATAAACTCTTCGTTTTTAGCCGCTTCTTCCATTAGATTTGAAGCATGGTAAATACGAGCAAGTTTGTTGAAATCCTTTTTAGGAACTCCAACTTCGTCAAGCATTCGCTGAGCAATATCCTTTTGCAAGTCTTTTTCAGCTGCTACTCGCGTCATAGAGTCAGACATTTCTCGAAGAGCGCCTTGAACTTTTTTGCGATCTTCTTGTGTAATTGTTGATGGTAAATCACTCATTGGCATAGATCCTCATATAGTATAGAATATTTACGATGACCAGATTGGTCTCGTTCGTGAACTTTATAGTTTACCTTCTTCGCGGAGTTGTTTCCGGATTTTGGTTGCTGAGATGCTGTGGACTTCCTCACCGAGGTCGTGCTCAGTAAATGTGTACCCAACACCACGGCCGTAAGAAATATCAACGATGTTGGGAACACAAAGTATAGAATATTCGTATCCATTATGATAGCCCTCCTGAGCTAACGCTTCTTCAATGTTTTTGACAACCTCAAGCTCTCCAAATGGGTTATCATCCTGTTTTGCTGTACGGCCTGCTCCTGCATCACCATCGAAATTGTAAACATCTCGTACCATAATAACAACTTGGCCGGTAGTTGTCAAGGCTTTTTTGAATAGTGCTGTGTGGCCAGGATGCCACGGTTGCCATCGTCCAAGCATTTGAACGGTTGGCTTTTTCCAATCAAACATTGGTTTATCATACATCTTTTCTTACTCCAAATTTAATATAGTTATACCATAACCGTTCATGCCCATAATAGAGAACAAACTTAATGATTAGATCAGCCACGAAAACAGCACCAACTGCCTTCGGGGGTAACCCAAAATACCAAGCAATAAGTGCCGTGGTAATACTTGCGACGATACGCCATGTTACTGCTTTAGCAAGATGTCGCTTTCTAGATACATCACTCATCT